GTTATCATGAACGGCAACCGAATTCAAATAAAAAGAAAACAATTTGAAAAAATTATTGACACTTTAAATGCAATCTAGTGAAAAATGAGCCTTATATGTGATATAATGTTATTGCATATCAAGGCTCTTTCTATTATTGAAAGGAGCAAGAAAAATATGATAGAAAAAAGAAGAGATAATAAAAATCGTATTCTACATAACGGAGAGAGCCAAAGAAAAGATGGAAGATATGTTTACAAATATTATATAATGAACGAGCCAAAATACTTATATTCATGGACTTTAGTCTCAACAGACAAAACGCCAAGAGGAAAAAGAAAAGGTTTATCATTAAGAGAAAAAGAAGAAAAATTGCAAAAAGATTTATTTGATGGAATTGACACCATAGGTAAAAAAATAAGTGTATGTAAATTATATGAGAAAAAAAATAATCAACGACCTAATGTTAAAGATAATACTAAAAAAGGACGAAAAAGACTTATGAGATTTTTAGAAGAAGATAAAATCGGTATTTGCCCTATTGAAAATGTTAAGATGTCGGACGCAAAGGAATTGCTAATACGCATGAAAGAAAAAGGAATAGCCTATCAAACTATAAAAAATGATAAGCGTTCGCTAAATGCAGCGTTTAAGATGGCGATAAAAGACGATTGTATAAGAAAGAACCCGTTTGACTTTAATATTGACGAGGTTATAGAAAATGACACCGAACCAAACATACCACTTACATTAGAGCAAGAAGAAAGCCTATACTCTTTTATTGCAAATGATAAAATTTGTTCTAAATATTATGACGACATTATTTTAATAAGAGAAACGGGACTTCGTATATCGGAATTTTGTGGACTAATAGACACCAACCTAGATTTTGAAAATAGACTAATCAATATAGACCACCAACTTTTAAGAAATAGCGAACGAGGTTATTATATTGACGAAACAAAAACCGATAGTGGGACAAGAAAAGTACCTATGAGCGACAAAGCGTATGAAATCTTTAAGCGTATAGTAGATAATCGCAAAAGTACAAATACTATTGTTATTGATGGTTATAGTGGTTTTCTATTTTTAAATAGAAATGGTAAGCCAAGAGTTAATATGGACTATGATTATATTTTCAGTAGAATTGTAAAAAAGTATAATAAATGTCATGAGGAAAAACTTCCTAAAAAAATGACACCTCATACACTACGCCATACATTTTGTACGAATTGGGCTAACGATGGCATGAACCCCCGTACACTTCAATATATAATGGGACATAAAAATATTGAAATGACTTTAAAATATTATACACACCCTACATATATGTCGGCTAAAGCAGAGATGGAAAGAATAAATAAACAAAAGCAATTTTACTACCAATTTACTACTATTGAAAGCGAAAATATAAAAAATTATAATAATTTATGTGAACATCTTCCAAAAATAAAAATGTCTTAAATGCTTATAAATAAAGGTTATAATAACATTTAAGAACTTATAAAAAGATAGTCAAAAAAATCAATAAATTTTCGTTTAAAAAGTTTCCAATATTTTAAAGTACACAGCTATCAATTTATCGTCGTCTTCGAGTGAGTCTTTTTTGCACACTTCTTTGATGTCTTTATATTGCACTATCTCTTCGTGAGTGAATTCTATGTACATTTTGAAGTTATCTTCTTTATCGACGACCAACGCTCGATATTCCTTCGGTTCAAACGTTCTTGGCCCATTGTACTCAGGATACCACTCTATTAACCTGAAATTTCTTTCTCCTTTCATAATTTGGTCCAAAGCAAAATCGCCAAATGTATAGTTTAGAGCATTTTCGTATTTAGCGTGGATCTTGTTTCTATATCTATTTACGGGAATTTTTCCTGTGCCTATATCTTTCATTCCTATGAATAGTAAGTATTTTTGAACTCGTCTCAGATACTCCAATTCTTGCTTGCTGTAAAATTGTTTTTCATCTTCCGAGATGGAGAATGACTCGGGAGAATTGTAAAGAGACATCACAACCTCTTCAAACGAGTGAGCATGATCGTGACCGACGACGATTTTTTCGACAATTTTTCCATTTTCAATGAATCGCCCTTCGATATGTTTGTCCGTATAAGAATAATAAAAACCTGTGTACGCGATTTCTCCCAAAGCATCGGTTAGGCTCTGACTTATTTCTAATTTATCTTTAGCAGTTTCACTATTTAGGACAGATTTACCATTGCAAAAATATACGTATTCCAATGTTAGTCTTTCATCGTCGAAAAATCTTGTCGGTAAATTATTCTTTTTAAATTTGTCGTATCTTTTAATAAAATTTTTATAATCTCTTTTTTCATATTCGCTCCTCTAGGTCCCATATTCCCAAATGGCCTTTTGCTTTTATTGGATTATCTAACACCGTCACGTTTTCAAGTATCCAAGCATATCTTCCTTTGGAATATACGCCTGTAATATAATCTTTTTCCCTATTATTCTTTATATCTTCTATAAAATCTTCGGTCATCAGTATACAGTCCACTAGTTCACAAGAGCATATTACGTATCCAAAGTTGAGATCGGTTCGATCGACCAAATTCATCAATGCTTCGTTTTCTTTGTATTCTTTCGGTATTTTCGTAGAACTAGCATGGATGTACAATTTTCCTCTGTAATTTGTTTTCCAACTTCTAGTTTCAATCGTCTTAGTTCCGTTTTTTATCAATGTGGCGTATGGTTCAGTTAGGCTCAGTACTTTCATTTCAATTTGTTTATCAAGCATGGAAATTTTATTCCAATAGATCGATATTCCTTTCAATAGAATTTTAATATTAGTTCAGTGTGTTTACAAGCAATTTTTAAATTCGTTAGAATCAAATATAACTTTAGAAGATATAGTGATAGTGCTGGCTATATATTATCAAGTTAATGTATATATTGCCCATATATCAACTATCATAATAAACAAACAATTTTTAGAATTGCTTCCTAGATTTTTTTGAAATCTAAAATTTTATGATTTTGTAATCGTAGTTTAGATCTTCTAAGATTTTAAACATGTCACTCATACCAATAAAGATTGTAGCGGTATTGTCATTAGGATGGAATGTTATAGTTTTTTCTTTTATTATCTCTTCGTCGATAAATACATTTATTTCGTGGCCTTTATCGTTTAGAAGTCCAAATAGTGAGACGATCCCGGGAGCAAGTCCCATTTTTTTTTGGAGGTGTTCTTCTTTGCTAAAGTGAAGTTTATCTCCGACGATTTCGCTCATTTTTTTAATGTCGAGCATTTTTGAGTCGTCCATGATAAATAGATAAAAGTTTCTATCCTTTTTACCGGCCATGAAAAGAGATTTGCTCAAAACTCCTTCTTTACCTTCGACGTACTTGTCGGCCTCTTCTGTAGTCATGGCGGCAGGATGATATACTACTTCATATGATATATTCATCTTTTTTAGATATTCAAATACTTCTTCCATATAAATTTTTCCTTTCTTTATATTTCGTATTACTCTAAAAGTTTGGAAATAACTTTTATCACAAATAATATTTGCTATCTGACTACAGTATATCATATTTTTGATTAAAAAATTCAAATTTAATAATAGTTATCATTTTATTAATGATTCTATGTATAAAAAAATAGTACTCAATCTAGCAAAAGATTAAATACTAATTTAACTATTTAGGTAAGTACTCAATTCGGTAAAGTTAAGTAGCCCTTTCTAAAACTTGAACTTGTAATTTTTAATAATTGGTATGAAAACTATTACTTTTTAGATTTTTCTTCTTTTCTCTTTTTACTCCACCAAGTACCAGTAAGTGAACAGCCTCCACCAATAAATATAAATATTATCATGAATATCCAAAATTCCATAATCTACCTCCTCGTATAAATTTTTTAAACTATAATTTTTTTATTATAAATATTTCAATTATAAAAATAATAAATGTTATCAACCCTGTCAAAATTGCTAATAAAATCTTTTGATAATTTCTTTTTCCTATTTCTTGTTGTACTTCTTCATAGAAAATATAACTCATTATATTAAACTTTTCTATTTTATCTTTACTAACTATCTTTTTCATCTCCTCTATATCTTCTTTTATAAAATCATCTAGAGTTACATGAAAGATATTAGATAGCATGGTTAAACTTTTTATATCAGGGTAACTTTTACTTGTTTCCCAATTAGAAATCGTTTGTCTTGTAACAAATATTTTTAATGCTAATTCGTCTTGTGAAATATTTTGTTTTTCCCTATATTTTTTAATTCTTGCTCCAATATTCATTTTGCACCTCCAGTTACATTTTATAAAAAAATGATGTTTTTGTCTGTCAAAAGTCTTTGACATTGAGTTGTTAGTAATGAATTGTAGTAAATTATTCTTCATAATTATAACAAAAAAAGAACAAATCATAAATACGATTTGTTCAATAAATTTGCAATTTATTTACATACTCGAGTAGAGTTAATATGTTTTCTTCTTCATTAATATAAAAATTTAATAGATTTGTATTTCCTATTTTCTTTTCCAGCATTTACTATTGAAATTAAATATTCT